CCTGTACATTTGTTACATGAGAAGTCTGCGCTGTAGTAAGCATACTATACGTTGTATTATACCACGTATTATACGTTACCGTTGTATTGTAATATACTGGATCGGCTCGATATGATATGTAACTCGTTTGAACATTTGAGTAGAAAACCGTGTTTCGATACAGTGATTGACTCGTAAGTTTAGATGTATTGTATGTTGTTGTTCTCGATGAAAGCCGTGTAGTCTCGCGATACGTAGGCTCAAACGTATTAATGTTAGTTAGTTGCGTTTCGTACACAACTTCAACTGTTGTGACTCTTGATGTGGGTGAAGCTGTGTACCAAGATGTTTCTCTATCATATGTCTGTCGGTTAAACGCTTTCGCGGTTAAACGAGTAACGTTTACTGGTGTATCTGAATACCTAACGGTTTGTCGTTGAGAAGTCGTAGACGCAAAAGTCTGCGTTACCCGTGTTGTCTCTACGTTAGTATTATATGTCGTGGTATATGAGACAGTTGTTGTATGACTTGTGTTCCATGTAGCAGTAGTCATCCGACTTGCGTTAAACGTAGTCGTTGTTAAACGAGTCGTAGGACGAGTAGTCGTGGTTTGAACTGATGTGTTAACCATCGTTGTGGTGTTGACGGTTGTGTTCCATGTAGCAGTAGTCATCCGACTTGTGTTAAACACAACAGTAGTCATCCGACTTGTGTTAACCGTAGTCGTGGTTTGAACTGATGTGTTAACGACTGCCCCTGCGTTTGCAGTCGTGTTAAACGTAGTCGTGGTTTGAGCGGTCGTGTTAAACGTAGTCGTGGTTTGAGCGGTCGTGTTCCATGTAGTCGTCGTATTAAAACTAACGCCAACCGAAACCGTTGTTTGAACTACGTTGGAAAAAACTTGTCGGATTACTCCGCCATCATTCACGTAAATTCTGCCCACACGACGCAAAACTCCGTTGTGATTCACAATTGCGGGTTTTATTTTACGTAGTGTGCCATTATCGTTTAAGTGAATGCTCATATATTAATACACGTACCAAACATGTCCATTTCGTGTACCAGTAGTCGCAACAGGTACGGCGGTTGTTATTGTAGCACCACTGATATTGCTATCAGTATTTACTCCACGTTTCCAGTGAGTAGCAGTATCTGATGGCTCTTGTGATGTGATCTGTTTCGAAATCCAAAACGAACCATTATGCACAGTACCAATTCCTGCTGGATAAGGTGCATTACCAACATCCCACGCATACGTTCCGCCATTGATCAGGTCGTTAATACCTTGGGCGATTTCGTTAGACAAATCTTGCATTGGCCGGTTAAGGACTTCAGGCGAAAAAGCTTCGCCTACTTCTAAATATCGAATAGCACTGAGGTTAATCATTTTTAGTCGGTCTCATTTCAATTTATATTAAGGGTTAACGTCCAAAACGTCTGGATATTAATTGCTGCCGAAATTGTTCTGCCTTCACTAAAACGTCGATATGCAATCGCTTTTCCGTTTTCGTTAATGAGAATGGCAGATGTATACACAACGTTTGGTTGGGTGGGAAAATTAATCATCACATCCTCGCCAACAATCGTAGCAGCAAATGTACACGTATTTCCTGAGTAAGAAACGGCAAAATCACCAGTCGGTATCTCAAAAACAGCATTAAGATCGGTTTCATCTAAACCATCCGTTGCCGGTTGAGGGGCCACCACCGTACCGGTACCAACATCGTTACCAAGCACAATCGTCTTAACTGTGTATATATTGACGTCCTTTGTACTCATCGCCCTGAAAATTTGTTCAGGGGCTTGTGTGAGGATTACGTTGTGATCATCGTCTCGATTGAGGATTTCGCCGGTCTTCGCATCAGTGTCATATATACACAACTGCCCGCTTAGTCCCGTTTTGTCTTTAATTTTATTAACAGCCATTTACCATATCCTTTTCTTTATTTATACGCCATACGTAACTGTGACTGTAAAATCATCAGAAGTACCTTTTGTCCACTCGATAACAAAACAATGATATTGCCCACTATTTACTAAATTGAAAGTTGGGGTTCCACTTGCATCAATATTTTCGATGTATACTGGGGTAATATCGTCTTTGTGATTAAAAAATTTGACAGTAAAGGCCCAGCCATCAATCGCAGCAAGAGAGACGGTTGAGTTGGCATATAAGTACATGCGATGAGTAACCCCAGATGAATCTCCATTTGAGTACACAACGTTTGGTATTGACACAACACCGACATCTGAATAGTTAATCTCGGCGAAATTCTGTATTCCAACCATACCAACGTTCACGCCATCTATAATAGAAAATTGCGATTCATACGGAGACGGCATACCAATCAAAATTGGATCACCCAGTGCAAACGAAGTGACGGCGACTGTAGAGGTTTTTGCTACAGAATCAGAGACGCTACTATCGTCATATGTTTCCGGATAACCGAAAAAAGTATACTCATCTACTGGTTCTACTCCATCTGATAATCCAAGCGTATCATCAAGTTCTGTCCCTTCGAATGGCGATATAACAACTATCACTCTCATATGAGTTGGTTTATTTGCAGTGAACACAAAATATTCGATGATATCGTTTATCAGATTGAATCTTTCATTATCAGTATACGTATATTCCTGTCCAGTGTCTGGGTCTACGTTTACTTTGGTGACTACATTTACTGATGCGTCATTGATGAATACCACGATATACGGAGTTTTTCCAACATTATAATCACCCGTTTGGGGTTCATCGTAATACTCTCCGTGAATCGGAACATCTTCGATAAGTGTTTCTCTAAGAAAATCGTCATACTGATATCCTTTAAAATAGACGCCATCTTCTTTAACAACAGAGTCGCCATACATCATATCTTGGTAAGAAGAGTCGTCTATGTTGTATCGGGTAACCGCGCCATCAACAACGTTCCAAATGAAACCTTTCGACATTAGATCAGGAGAAATCGCCCATGCTTCTTGTACCTGCGCTGAAATCCCGATCAATCGAAATGCAGCAATGATTGCGTCATTTGTTCCTGATCTCAAAATAAAATGAACGCCGTCTCGAAGAAGTTGTCTCTTCGTTTCTTCAGTCACGTTTGGTGGAAGATTAAACCCAAAGTCTTGTAGCGCATAATCCAGTGACTTCGGGCCAGTTTTGTCGTACTTATGGGCATACGAAATATTGATTATTGCTTCTGTTATTTCATCTAAAAACTCACCAGCAGCTTCGACATAAGATACCGTACTCGGGTACTTCTTAAGGAAGCTTGGTATATTCTTAGTGAGAATTTCTTTATTCGTCGGCATTATGGAACAACCCGCAAACTAGACGAAGACGCTACGTTACTCGTTATTGATGGTTTTGCTTCTATCAGTCGAACTGCAATATCACTTCCAACTGAAAAATTATCATAGGTATCCTGTTTATACCTCACGTACAGTGTATCGACTGGTGTGTTTTCTGGTAAAAACAGTTCACCGGTTGCATAATCGATTCGACCACCTGTAACGAGAGACCCCAAATCATCAAGAAAATACCCACTACCGTTGTCACCAAACACAAGCGCATTAGTGTTTTTTCGTCTAACCGATACTGATCCGGGTACTATGGCGGTTGTAGATTGGGTGGTCAATATTGATTTTGGTGCGGTTGGTACTTTAACCGAGTAATCTAGAATAACCTCGTTGGTCAAATCCCCAGATGTAGTTTGAATGGCAAACAGACCACGGCCAGCGTTGTCGATGGTTAACCCGAATGTTGTGCCTTCTGTAGATGGGTATACAATCGTTACAGTGACATCTTGAGTTGAGTCGTTTACATATTCAAATTGCACCGAGTGTACAGTAGTCAATGTTTCGGTGTATGTCGTTCCAGCGAGTAACGTTGTATACAGCGTCTCAGTACTCGCGTCAAGCATATCTGTTCGATGGTACACGTTAACATCCGTATCGGTTGGAGCTGTGAACGTTATGGTAGTACCCGTGCGAATAGGAATACGCGGACGCCGCCCAGTGATTGATGAGTAATAATAATGTTGAAACTCAATATCAGGCGAAATTCGAATGACAGATGCGGTTGTTGACCCCAACGCAAAGTTACCAACTAACTGGTCTTTTGAAAAATATGGAGTATCTACACCAAGCAATATACTATCACCAACCAACGGGTTTACTTCGATTGGGATCGGATTACCAAAACCATCAAGTGCGGCACCGGTTAAATCAACCGTAGCACTAAACGGGGTGACTTCCATGATGCGGTCACGCATTCTTAGTAAAATCTCAGTCTTAGAATCGGCTGCGTATACTGGTATTTCACATACCATGTTTCCAACAATGAGAATAAACGTTTGACCATCTTCCGGAATATAATTGATATCCAATGAAACAAATGCTTTTGTTGCGCGAGGTGGGTATGAAAACTCATAATGACCAAACAGCTGCAACCGAACAAAATCAACAACTTCTCGGTTAATCCCACCAATATTATATCGCTGTTTATACAGATCACTTACTATATCAGACGAGTGTACGGTTCTTCCGATTGATCCTTCTTTGAGTTTAAAATAGTTGTTCATAAACTTATTCAGTATAGAATAAAACTCAGCATCAGACACACCCAATTCTGGTGATTTTTTTGCATCCAGTACATAACGTATATCCAAAATCTCAGCTGGACGCAACACAATATGCGGTGCAGCTACTTTTAGATTTTTAAAATAATCAAGAACCGCTTGGTGTTCTGTCGGAGAAAGCTTTTCGCCGTCTTCAGCCAAATATGTCAGAAAAATATTATTCATGTTGTGGTAATAAGTACGAAGCTCATGTTCACCAAACGACTTCGCGTCTCGGATGTTACCAATCCCAGATCGAAGTATCCAATATACATAGTCTGCGTTTATTGTAGCTTTTCCGTTTGACCTTACATACAGGGGCGCGTTTTTCTTTATCGAGTCGATAGATTCTTCTGCTTCTCCGCCAGCAATAATGGTCGAATTCGTTACAGAAAGAAATTCATATAGGTTACCAAGATCGTCGAATAGTCCATCTCCATCGTATTCAAATGTGTGTCCGGTGGTAAGGATCGGAGACTCAAGTTTTGTTCGGATAAAAGAGACTGTGATATCACCAGCGGGTCGAGCGCCAAAACGGTTATCACCAAAAATGATATCCATTGAGTTTAAATCATATCTGATGTCATAATATCGATCATTGAATCGCAAAAATGTCAATGCTTGTTTATTGTCTGGATTTAACTCGATATCAATAAACTCACCACTGGGGGCGTCAATAAATAAACCGTTTCGATCAATGTCATGAAAATTTTCAACACTGACTACTCCAGATTGCGGCACAGTTAACGTTTGAACGTCGATTGTCCCTTCTTTCACCAATATGGTTACACTGTCTGTACCCTGTTCAATGGTTATTTCATCAACAGTGACAAAAGAGCGATCACCCAACTTGAATGGTGTGAATTTTGGTATTGATATTGGCGAAGTGGCAGCAACCGAAGCCCCAGCTGAATTGACAAGCGAAACAGTAAGGTACCCAGAGTTACCAAAAATTCGCTTATATCGATACCCCATATCAGACGCACGTGAGATTGCGGTTGATCTCAATCGTAACGTACTCATGAAGTTTTCAGCTGAACGTCTCGCTGCCATGTAATGAAGCGCATCAGTCATGTCTGCCATAAGCTCTATGAGCATTTGTCCGTGTGCAGATGCATACCCATCACCCCAGCCTTCAGCGTCCTTCAGCGTCTCCTGAGCGCGATCAACAAGGTCTTGGTATTCGTAGTTCAAATAATCTTTCATTATACAAATGTCCTGATTCTTTCTTTGAATGTTACATTGCGGCTTATCTGCGCGATGGTCATCTCAATCGTGATGTCATAATAATGCAAATCATATTTCGGAATGATGATTATTTTTTCAATTTTAACCCTTGGTTCATATCGCTCAATCGACTGTCGCACTAATGTTCGGATTTGGCCTGCCGCTTCTTTTGTCATCGGAGTAAATAACAGCCGTACCAGAGATGAGCCTATTGCGTTGCGAACCCGTTCATTTGATATCGTTGCGAAAATGTTTCGAATCGACTGTATAATGACATCTTCGTCATACAATATCTTGACCGCTCCGGTGGATGATACTTCCATCCCAGAACTCATGTCTGAGTATGTATATTCGCTTGCCATATGCAAAGTCCAATCGTTTGGTTTATACTATTTATGGTTACTTGGGAACCTTCGTATCTTGTTCCGTGTCACCTCTACTATCAACACCCTGTTCATGAACGTGATCTTCAAAGACAATGCCGTTGATGTCTAGTTTTGATGTCAAATCAAGGAACCCAGATGCTGAGTTAACATGCCAAGTTCCGCCCGAGGTTAATGTAATATTCCCATCGTAAGACCCTGTATATGTACCTGTTACTGCCTCAGACACATTACCATTAACTGTCTCAGACACATCTCCTTCGATTGTTCGTGTGAAGTTTCCTTTTATAACTTCGGTCGCACTGCCGTCAGCGTTCATCTTCATATACGTTCCAGTTGGGTGAGTTATCTTGATATACTCGTCCGATGGCGTATCATTGAACTCAATCGTATGACCGGCGTTTGTTTTGAATACTCGATTATTTGGATACTCCCCTGTGTTCTTTTCAACTGGGCCAAACTCTTTACCAGACGCACCCGCAAAATATATTGGCTTGTCTGCTTCTCCATTTTCGAAAAACCCCCATACCATCGTCCCAATGTTTGGAATAAAATGTCCACCTGAACCCACTTGTCCACTCATAAAAGGATCAGCATATTCTGCCCATGGTAAATCCGATTCAACCAGCCCATCAAAAACAGCAGGAAAATTTATCTTACATCGACCCGCTTGCAAAGGATCAACATTGGATATGACCACCCCTCGAAAATTACCATATAGATTCATTGTGAAAACTTACCTCTGTTGGTTTTGGCATAGCCAGTCAATTCTTTTCCTTCATAACTGGATCGGCTCAACCGAAGTGCCATAGTAAACCCCTTGCCACTTTGTAGATTCATTTCATATTCAATGCCCGAAATACAATAAAACCCAGAGTGTGTGATATTATATGGAACAGATCGAGTCGTCGGAATGATAATTTCGATAATATCACCGACATTCGCGGATATTGATGCTTCTGTATATATTGTCACCGGAGGTATAGATTCAATAGCCTTCGATATCGTTGCGTATGAACGCCGTAACTGTCCGTCATCTCTACCATGATAAACCGGAAATTTTCCGCCTGCATGGTTAATGTTAATGGGTGTCCAGTCTGCGTATTGAATCCGTTTAACATCAGTGATAGAGATTTCTTTCGTGACAAACTTTCCGGTATCCCAATCATAGTATCGAGAAATCGTTCCACCAGCCCCGCTGATGAGACCTTTCACATATCTTTCATTAACGGTATAGTTGGTGAAGTATGTTGGGTACCCAAAATTAGCATTCATCTCATTTTGACGGGTTACTTTGTCATCACTCGGGCCTTCAAGACGAAGAACCGGAATGTTTCCAGACAACACGTCACTTCGAGCCTCGTCAATAAAACCAGATAGACTATTAAAAATCATCTCATTTTTTTTATTCACACAAAAATGAAATCCATCGTCAAAATCAGATTTCTTGTTATCGCATATCCAGTCTAAAAAATCGACGTTTGATATATTTGGCTGTATTGTAATAGTTTCAGTGAGATTTGTCTTGGGTGGTGACGGTAAACTAACCCCCATACTATGTGAAACATCAGACACTATCGTTGACACCGACGAATCTGACCACGATTTTATATGGCGATCCAATGCCATTTTTGGCCAGTTTTCATGGATGAAATGTAAAGTAAACGCAGAAGCATCTGATTTTCCTATATCAGTATTACCATACTCACATTTATAGAATTTCAATGGGATTTTTATCGAAGTGGGCAGTTCATGTCCAATATACAGATTAAAAACCGCTCCCGGAGAAAACTTTGATATATTTGTATAAACCCCCAAACTGTCTATGTACTGGATGGTTATTAACGGACTCCACGCACCAAAACTTTCAAATAATGTTATTCTTAGTGGGATTACAGAGGCAAGCGAATATTCTTGATCAACCGTAAGCCGCGCAAAAACACGAGATTGAGGGTCAAAATTTCCAGTAAACGTTTCAAATATAATGTTACCATCTTCTTCCATTATGCCGTCCGAGAATACCGGTTGAAATACCGATAATATGAGTCCATTGATGGAATTTTTATTGTTTTCCCTGTAGTAAATTCGTTGATCGAATCGAGCATACCATTGTGGTGTGCAATCAACCATCCATAGTTATAACTGCCGTACATAATGAACGATACCAAATCAGGACGATACTGGGTTATATCACCAATCATGTATGTCTTGATGGTTTCCAACGCCATGTCGTGAATCTTTGAGTCCATGATGTCCAGCTCTTCGATTCCATCCACCGTTGCGATGTTGTACATATATTTTCGTTGTTCTAATGACATTATCTTTGCCCCACTAGCCACTTCTCAATATTACCACTACTTTGACCATCGCCAGAAGTAGGTGCTTCTCGAAGAACACATGTAACAGACACTGTTGCAGAAAGAGGAACGCCATTTGGGTCAAGTATATTACTGAACCGTGGGTTCACGCTACTGACATATACATCTTCTAGCATCAAAATATTACCCATGTACAATGTCACTGGTAGTGGAGAGGCAATAATGGAGACCAACCCAAACGCACCGTCAATGCGGTCTTCGACGTCTTTATCCAGCGACGCGTTGGCGACTGAATAGCCTCCATCATTTGCGCTCTTTCGAATTTTTTCAACGTAATTTTCTATTCCGGTTTCGGTAGAAATCATATCACCGATATCCTGAGCCTTTTCCATTGCAGCTTCGAATGCAGCTTTCAGTTCTTTCCAATCAACATCTCGACCAACAGCCATAGTCATCAATTTGTATATTGGATATAGCACTTCTTCTTTTGTTGAGTAAAAAGCAACAAAATCAAGATCAAACGAAATTTCAGTAAGTTCGGGGTTGACATAATACTTTTTCATTTTCACGCCGGGTTTACGTGATATACCCCCAAGCGCAAGAGCTTTTTGTAATTTTTGCGACAAATCGGATGTATCGAATGGAGACGAAAATTCAGAACCAACCGTCAAGCCGATTTCGTCTGGAAGAGGGGCTTTTACTGTCGTCGTGCCATTCGTAATAATGACCTTATAAAAGTCATCACTTTCTTCCAAATGATATTGGTTCGCATCTTCATACATTGTCATTATAATCCTCGTCCTGTAGCAAAGATGTCAAACCCACTAACCGGGTTGACGTTCCCTGATGGTGGTGGGGGCGTAGAATTATTAAGAAGTCTTCGCGAATAGATTGCCGCTTGTTCTCTATTTATTTCGATAAGAGAGTCAAGTTGTTCATTTGTTTTCTTGCTCGACGCAATTTGCTCTCGTCTCATTTTAAGGTCTTCTGTGTCAGCTCCGAATACTTGACTAGCAAGTAAATCAGAAAAACTTGACGCGTCTGAGTTGCCAATTGAACCACTTGATGATCCAGCGTGTTGACCGACACTATTATGTCGTTCTGTAATAACAGATGCACGAGAGTTATCAAGTCGTGGACGCTGATCCATTGGAATGCTTTGTGCCGGTGGGTTTGTTTGGTAATTTTGGTTGATTGTCGCCCAATCCAACGGCTCAATTCGTGAGTAATCGCGGGTCTCGCCCGATCGATTATCGACAAACTCCATAAATCTATCTTTTAGCTTTCCGAAGTCAAAATTACGAAAATTCATCCACATTTTAAAAATAGGAGACACCAAGTTCCCATCAAACTCATTCCAGAATCGTTTTACATGACTGGTTGCGTCGGATAAACTTTCTCCGACATACTCACCCATTATACCCATGCTCTTTGCGCCAACAACCCCACCGATGACCGATCCTATAACCGTTGTCAGCGCAGCTACGTGTGGGATGCCGGTCATCATACCAAGACTCAGCCCAGCGGCACCCCCGGCCTTTATACCACCCAAAGCACCAACAGCGGTTCCAACTCCTCCACCAACAGCACCGGCTTTTTCTCGATTATTTTCGGCATTCATATATTGTGGGGCATAATTAGCCAACGCAGCAATACCAGCTACTGCTCCATTATACTTAGTGAGCTTTCCGGCTCCACTTACTATTCTGCGAGTTCGCGAGTTTGGGTTTCCTTCCGTGGCTTTACCGCCAATGAAACTACCAATCAGTTTACCAAGAAATGATTTTCCGAGGGTTACAGTTATAACACCGGCAATACCACTAATGATAGCCATCGGCAGTTTTGCTAAGGCAATTGGAAGTACTGCCAATCTAGCAAGAGATTGAAACAGTAAATTGGTATTAGTTTTTTTCGACTGTTTGTGTATACCACGCAAATATTTTCGCGATGTCTCTCCAGTCTGACCCATTGTTTCCAATAGATCAACCACCGTTTCATGTTGGTGATTCTCAACGGCATATCGAGATATGTCAACCCCGCGACTTTCGTCATAGTTCGAAAGCAATGTTGATTGATTTTGTCTTTCTGTCTGGCGCATCAGATAAAATTCATTGAGCAACGGAGAAACAAAATCAGAATCTTGACTACTGGTTTGTTTCTCATTCGTTGAAACAAGCTCTCCCATGCGTGAATAATTTGATATATCAAACCCAGTAAAGATGTCTTTAATGGCGTCTTTAATGGTTTTCGCCTGACCCACCAAAAACTCACGACTACTTTTGCCCATTTCATGTAGTTCGTTTATTAAAGGAGAAACAAACACATCCGGTCGAGCGTCGGGGGTTCGTTCAGTCGTATCAACATAATCTGGGGTAATCTTTTTGGTTTTTCTAAACGCACCCACCAATGGAGACATATTATCAACCGTTGGGTTTTTTGTTCGTGTGTACGTCTTTTTTTCAGAAAACCCAGCGTCTATTAATAATTTTGTTTGCGTGGAAAACTCAGAACGAACAGCTCTCCGCAGTTGTTGAAATTCATCTAACACTGCTGATACATGACTACTGGAAACATCGTTATCCATTGGGTTACGACGAACCGGAGACATGAAATCTATATCAATGATTTCGCCGAGGTTTTTGTGTGGCGAGTTGATTCCTTTTAAAGAGTCAACCAATGCCCGAATGATTGGAGTTAACTGTTGGTCTCCGATGTATGTAGAGCCAGATCGGTTGATATAGATTTCACCAACAGAATCAACATCCATCAACCCGAAAGTATACACATTCATGTCAGTTTTGTTACGATCAGGAACTACCGGAGCTGCTGCGTCTCTTTTTAGTTTATCACCAAAAATACCACCGTCTCGTCCACGCCGATTAACAGTAGATGCAATAAATTTCGACGAAAACGCCGAGTCAAGCATAGCTGACGAAATTCGCATGGAAAGAGATGTTACTTCTTCTCCACGTGATTTCATATCCTCAGCTTGCTGTGCTTTCTTTCCTGTTACACCAACACCACTCAGAGCTAACCGAGAGACACCACTCACCGTGGCCTTTATTAGTCCTTTACTAAACAAGCTACCAAAGAACCCACTTTCTTTTGATAAAATAGTACCAGTACGAAGGAACTCAGTTTGATCCTTAATAGCTTCAATTATTAACTGACTGGAACTGGCCTCTTTACCGAACAGCACACGTTTAACCGCCCCAGTTAGCGTCCTACCAATCATTGCAATAGCAGTGAACACTGGCATCCGAACGAAGTTTTTGAACGCCAGCACGACCCCACGGCCTTCTCCGCCCATGCCTTCCATTGCATTCATCATTTTTGCGTTATACCACATCTCTTCGTTATGCATACGACTAACAAAAGACTCGTGTCTGGCCATCAGTTTTGAAATGCGCCCAGTTAACGGATCAACAAAATCATGAATGATATTCGACAATCTGACCGCATACACACCAGAATGTAGTTTAGATGACAGATAATCAATGGAATTCGTCGAAATAGATGACAAGTGAACGTTTTGCGTAGTCGCAAGATTCTCAGCATGGTTCTTCATCATAGAAGAACCAATATAAGACAGTTTATCGTCTATACCATCGAGAGAGCTAAGCTGATCGTCCGATGTCTTGAGCATGACCATCATCTGGTCTCTATGGTGACGATCACCATCACCAGCCAACGTATCGAGCACCTCATGGATGTCATAATTTATCTGACGCGCTTGCATATCCTTCGTCCGACGATTCGCCGAGTCTTGATAGTTTTCGCCGCCACCATTGTTATCATCATCCATAAACGATGCCATATTAGACTCCTATTTTCTGCATAACCGTAATAATAGCGTTTCGCAGATACGGAATGCGCCCACGAACCAACGTGCCACTTGAAACGTCATATACATAATAGCTGGCAATATACGGATTTTGTTTTGCAATTTTTGGATCAAGTTCCTGTTCAGTTACATACCAAATTTCAATATTCACTCGATTCCCAAGTGAATACCCGGTGATGAAGTCAGCACGATATCGTACACCTCGTCCAGATGTTTTATTAACCTTGTCACGGGGATCGGTTATTGGTCTGCGACGAGCGAACTTATCCAACAGTCGAGCGAAAAACCCCTTCTGAGCTGGCGCGCGAGTTTTGTCTTCGTATATAGAAATCAAATCATTTTGTATCGCATCAGTAATATTTTTCACCCGAGACATTTCAGTATCAGCATGTTTTTGCACTCGCTTGATATGACGATCATATGTAGATGAAGAAAACGCCTTAACTTGTGCTGCTAGCAAATCACGCTCATTCTCGTCAGACGGATCGTTTGTATATGTGTTTAATATATCACTATCAACCGAAAAATATTGATCGGGTGAATAATCACCTTGAGACTCAAAAATGATAAAGTCATCATCTAAAAAAGAATCAGATTCCGTTACTTTTTTGCGTTTTGTTTTTTTGTTTGTATTCCGTAGTTTATCAAGAGCAGCACGTTCCCTGTTGATCATATCGTTAACAACTTTGGTTTTATCGCTATTGTTACTTGTTTCTCTTTCTGATTTTGACAGATTATCAAAGCCGTTGTCTTTAAAACTCAGATTATCGAGGTACCCGACTGCTTCTTTACGATCTTGTTCGCGTTTCTTTTTTTGATCATCCCACATAGCCCGAATTTTGGCGGCTTCGTCTTTAATTTCGTTCGAACGAGTTTGTTTACTTTTTTTGCGATCTTCTTCGGCTTGTTTTCTCTGAGCGGTATTATGTACATCATTCGCAAATGAAGCGCGAGATGCGTCCATAGATTTTTGATAACTAGCAACAGCCTTACCAGCCCCAGAAGCCAACGCACCGCCTACGATTTTACTGGTTTTCATCATCGATTTTAGTTTATCGCGTTCTTTATCGCGTTTTTCTTTAATCGCGATTTCTTTATCGTTGTCAACTTCGTTTTTAACGCTTTGCTCAAGCTGATCGACATATGGGTCGATGACTTTTTCTGCTTTCATCGCAATCCGAAAAGATGCGTTCAGCATATCTTTTCTTAAGTTGATTACATCATCATCGCCATCAGTGGCTCCAATTTCTTCAGACGAGACTTGGTTCATAAAATATCGAAGAGTCTCTTTTAGAGTCTGATATCGACGACCTTGTTGAACTCCGTTAATATCATGTATAGTGAAACTAGAATCCAGTGTATTAAACCAAATCTCATAAAAAGAGTCGGTGCCTCCGGATTGGTATCCCATGATGAAATGCTTTTGCCATTTTCCTTCTGATGTTTTTAAGAATCGACGGGTTTCTCTTTTCCACAAACCAAGCCATTTCGACACATTCGTGCGTGGTATACGAGAGATATCAGAATAAAATTTACCCGGAATCAAACTGGCTTTGTTAAAACCATCCAGAGTTCTCGTTGTTCTGTCGATTCTGTTACGCTTACCTCGATTGATATCATCCGATGTTGGGGTTTCAATGAAGGGATTTTGTGTCGTAAATTGATCATCATCATCATCATCAGTGCTGTTTGCCTTCGTGACAGCAGATTTGGTACGAGTAGAATACGCGGTTCGTCTTTGTGAAAATTTTGCGAGTGAACGGGCTTCGTCGTATCGATGAGCACGAAAGTACTTCAATACCTCACTTAGTACTCGCGCTTCTCGACCACTATTCACCGCATTCAACGGAATGCCAAGACCAGACAAAACTTCATTTGATGTTGGATAGTTATCATAATCAGTCCAGACCATTTGGAATTTCGGCCAAACAACGGTGTATTTACCATTGTAAACGTATTGGTCTGGTGTGTTGTCATTTCGTTCGAGAATCAGTTTGGAGAGAGCGTCACGGTAATCTTCATCAAGCAACTCAAGAGCACCTGACGATATTCCAGTCCGGACAGACTCTTCGATGAAGTTGGTATCAACCATAAAATCCAAGAAAACATCACTGACTCCTATGTTGTCTTGAATGGAAATTTCATGTGTCATGTCGAAGTCCTGTTTGTTTTATGTACATATAGTTCTATTTATACACAACTCCACCTATCACATTCTGATAGGTGGAGTTGGAACAACAAACGGGTCTTTGTCTTTGAGCGATTTCTCCATTTTCTCTAACATAAACTCGCGCTTTGAAACTGACATTTTTTCTGCCACATCAGGCGATATTTTAAGAACTCGACACAGGTCGTATGTACTTTCCAATATCATCCGATACGGTCGGGTAAAGAATGTCTTCTGTTTGAAAGGGTAGTCCGAACGGCGTGACCCCCTGACACACCGAGCACTTATGATCAAGCGTTGTTTTGAACCCAAATGAATAGATTTGGTGATATTTTTTGATATATCCCATTTCAACAGAACGAACATTATCACGAACCCATTGTATTTTCGATTCAAACGGCATTGGCATACCCAGATCAATTGAAGCCACCATCAACAAATGTTCGTATCGATACATTTTGTCCTTACGCTGTGCGATAAATTCTTCAACCATAATCTCATCTGCAACGGTATTGAGCCGGATACGAATGGGTTTATTTGTTTTTGAAAGAACCATCTCTGCTGGCGTAATAATATCATCACGGACATCTTCGATAGGTACTTCGGTCAAATCGACAACAACCTCGTTGTCCGGTGTTTTACAGTGTTTACACGTGACCTGTAATTTTTTCTTTGGATCATAAGTAGACCCCCAGATATAGATCAACAGATAATCTCGATCGAATGTGACGAGCTTATCAAAATAAGAACAATTCAACAAAATGGATTTCAATACACCATTAAGTGTTCGGGCATAAGTATCAACGGTAGCCGTGGCGAGAACTTCTTCGTCGCCAGTCGTAATCTCTCGAAACTCAATATCGGTTGGATACCCAAACTTCCCACATGAGGGGAGGTTTACGCGGTTATGCCCATTAAGTGATACTTCTGGTGCGGGTTCGTTTTGTGTTGTCGGCGGCGGGTTCGAAGACTCCTTTTGTTTTTCTTGCATAGCGTTCGCTTCGTCGTCATCCACAAACATCGTTGATGTGATGTTGTTTGTCATTTATATCCCCTAGTTTAGTCTTAAAAGAATTTTACACCTTTATTTATAAGCGAACCAACTGACCCTAACAGATCGTCCGTTAGTGTATATTTATCGTATGAAGGAAGATCAAACATGCCGCTTTGTGCTTTTTCAACAATCGAGCGCACTTCTGCAATCGACTTAAAATTATGCTGAACTGCATCACACTGCAATGTAATGTTATACTGAAGAATCCCTCCAGACTCAAACGAATGAGTTGCTTGCGCTATCTCAGTTGGGTACAACCCCGTGTATGTAGAGAAATGAAGCTCATTACCAGATGAACCAAGTTTATATAAAAATATCGGCCTTTTGTATATAAACGGAAGGTTATATGTTCCGTTGCTGTTGGCGATAAGATTTTGCCAGTTGGTGAAATATTTAAGGGTCATGCCATCTTCAAGTTCGTCTACACGCAGAGTCACCGTACCAATATCATTATGAACGGGAGTGTAAAAAAACGTTGACGTTCGAAGGTTTTTCTTTGATTCAAACGCAGTGAATGGTACATCAATCGAGTAGACACGATGATTTAGCTGTTGTGTATCATCGAGTCCGGTGATTTGATTGTAAATTATTTTTTCGGCGATACTCCCACGAAGGACAGATGACGGCCCCACGTTACCAATACCAGAAAGACCAGCCTGACTCAAAGAAGGCAAAAGCACTGTCCACATGTACTCATACTGTGGATTTTGGCTCTTTTTGAGCCGAATAACATCTCTTGGATTCAAAATCAGCCTCCGTTAACAAGTTTTTTCGTAGAAAAATTAAACATCACATCAAACGTAAAGTCGCCACTTTCAGTATACGTCAAAGTGGTTTCGCTGATTTCTGTTGGAAATGCATTACTAATGACGAATCGCTGTGTCACTAAAAAATCAGATGAATCAAACATCACCAACTCAATATCTCGTTCTTGATTTTCTGGTAACGCTTTTTTATTGGTATCTGGATGTCGAATCATGTTCACCCAGTTATCAAAAAACTTATATACCATCAAATCCTGATTGTCCCAAAATGTTACACGAAATATTCGCGGAGACACATCGCGACCACTATACCCATACTCAATGCCCTGATAAAAACGCTTATGTACTTCTATCATAGTAGACGGAATACCAGCGGTCTTGGCATAATATTTTATCGTCTCACCCTCTCCAACAGGGGAGTTAAACCGAACTTCCCACATATAAGACCGTTGTGGGTCTTTGACGGGGTTTAAAAAGTAGTTTGCAGCATTGGGAATATTCGTTGGAATATTCGGGTTCACTTTGTTGAGTAGCTGCTGTCCTGCTCGAATAAGCTTCAATGATGGCATAGATACCTTCTATTTTTTTCTTTTATTTATACAAAAAAAATCCCCAACCCAGTAACGAGTCGAGGATTATGTAGAAGTAAGTCTAGTCTTCTTCTTATGATTTTTCTTCTTCTTATTACTATTTATACGATTTGATGTGTCTCGAATGCAAAAGTTACATCAAATCGAATGTGCTCGCTTGATTCATAAGTCAGGTTAACTTCGCCGATTTCTGTCGGGAAAATCTTAGTGAACTTATGTGTTGCGGTAACAGTAGTTGAATCATGGGCGAATGTCTTGATAAACATTTCACCAGCATACAAGTCTCGTGTCAAGGCCGCGCCGGTCAATGGGTCATTAATCGAGCCATCTTTCCATTTCTTGAAAAACTTGTAGACTTCGTTTGCTTCATCGTCGTAGAAAGTAACTGTAGTAGTATGGGCAGATGAATCACGACCAGCGTGAATAGATTTACCACCTTTGAAGTTGACTTCAATTGTATCAACACTTGAACCGGGAAGACTCGCTGTTTCAACTCGTTGAGTCAAAATAGGAAGTGATCCAGCGAAAGTACCACCGTAAATTTCCACCTCAAACTCATATGCGCGTTGCGGATTATTCATCGCCCGCACGTTTTGTATTGTGGTCGCCATTCTTGTTTAACTCCTGATTTCTTTTTATTATTTATAGTTTTAACAAAATGCGCGCCCAGTTACGAGCGCGCACGTAATTATGCGAAGTCAACGCCAGTCGGAGTGATGATCAAACCGACTTTGATGAACTCACTTGCTTGTATTGGTTGAACGTACACGTTAACCAGCATCTGTTTGTTATCGATAACGAATGGCGTGTTGATTTCGTCAGACACATCAACCTCAAACCCATACAGGCCACCACTTGATTGTCGGTTAGTCAACATACTACGGATCATGAAATCAACCTGTTGACGATAAAAAGAAGTGTTGTCTTTGAATACAAACGGCTTGATTGCGTTTACGATTCGCTCTCGCATATCCAACACGTTATTCACAACATTCCAACGATCCAGAGACGACGCAGCTTTTTGTAAAGTCTTCTGACCCATAATAACAGCGTTGTTTCCGTTATATGCGGTTATTGGGTTGACACCATTGGTATACATCAAGTCCAGCTCGGGTTCAGAGAATATTCGAGAAACCCCGATTGCATTCGGAATAACACCGTTTGGTTCACCAGCAGGAGCACTCCAGTAATTACCATTGGTCACGGTTTGAACAAACGCACCAGCAACATCACCAGAAGGAGGGATTTCAATCTGTCGACCAGTGTATTGATCTGACACTTTGATCCAACCGCCATACAAACCACCCAGATAGTTGTTAACGCCCAGTGTATCATTTCGATATGTGATCATTGCCTGAACATCGTTTCGATCAGCAAATGGCACATCAAGAATTACGCGTGTGTTTTTTCGGCTCTGTGCAACAGCGATCATCTTCGCAGCAACTGCCGTTGAAGCCAAACCACCACCAATCAAAATATTCGCGGCCTGAGAATTTTCGTTCAGAAATTGATCCCACCCATTGTTAATAACTGAGTCGGTCGGCGCAGCAGCATCATCGACACCCCCACCAAGAGAAACAACACCATCCAAATCGTATGCTTCGTTGACACTCGGGAAGTCGGTGACAGTTATGTACTTTGATTTGTCATTGATCACATTTTCGATATAGATGTTGTTACCATACCCATCACGCGCTGTCAAGTCACGAGACACCAGCCAAGATTCAACGGTAACACCACTGTATTTTACAAAAACATACAAAGTACCAGCTGCCTCGTTTGGAGCATCACCAAACTCAACCGTGATGCTGTTACCCCATGTACCGGGGTTAACTGCTTTAATTTCCAGATGCGATGCAGCCAGTGAGTCTGATAATACTCCCTGTGAAGCTGTTGCGTCGACAATAACTCGACATACATTCAATACACCAGCTCGACGAAGAAATCGCTCAGCAGCGTACATAGACGCATACTTAGCCGAAGGGTCACCGTATTGTTCAATCAATTGTGTAACAGATGTAACAAGCGTTGGTTCAATCGGCCCTTTCGCTGATGCAACAACAATTGCACCTGTAAGCAGACCAGCACCAGAGACAGTGAAGGAACGATCAATAATATCGCTATATACACCGGCTGAATTTGGGAATGACATGTTTTTACTCTCCTAAGATTTTTATTCTTGTTCTCATGATTCCAACTGACTAATCTGCCGTTAAGACATTCAACCAATGAAATATATGGATTTATTCTTTTAATTATTTATACATTTTCAGTTTTTTACTCAAAGCTCAATACAACAATCAAAACTTCAATCTGTCTCCACTATAGTTATAAAAATCTTACGGAAACGTATCAAGATAAAAATAACCTACAATAATGTAAAAAAACAACAAAAATATTAATGCAATTATATAAGCAAAAAAACAACAAAAACATAAAAAACAACAAAAAACAGCGTAGCCATATCTGTTCATAATCACTGAACTATATTAACGAAAATGAATGTAAGATATTGTTTTTAAATGAATTATATTAAAAAAAATTCAGCGAAAATAGTCCAAAGCCAAGCGCAGCGGAGTTTGTAATGATTAGAAGATATATATCCTTATAAAGTTTTTGCTTTAATGCAATTTGGAAATCACAGAAAAAATGACATTATTTTGCATATTATTTCAATGACGTTCATCAAGATAAAAATTGACTTTGAAAAAAATTCCATATAACATACAAGAATAATAAAAACAAGACAAAAATAGGAAACCACGACTGATGAAGAAAAAAGAGTTTTATATTGATCCCTCCGATTTTTTTACTGAAACACTACACTGCATCAAAGAAGATAAAGCGAGTGATAAGCTTGCTCGAATGTTTTTGTTACTAGCAGAGCGTCGAATAAACCATCGAATGTTTGTTCGATATGTGCATATCCGCGAAGATTTGATATCGATTGGTGCTGGGGCATGTGCGATGAAATTCAGAGAATTTAGACCAAATCGAAATATTTTGATCCGCGACGAAGAAGGCGAAATCATTGATAAAACAAAGGTTTTGTGGGATGGTGAGATGATTGAGTATGATTATGAAAAGCATTATAGTCCGTATTCATTTTTCTCGAAAGTCATCGAAAACGACTGTCTTCAGTTTATCAAAAAAGAATATTATCAGCGCAATGTCACCAACAAGATCAAACTTGAAAACGGGATTGACGCCGATTATGGGTATATTGACGCCATGAAAGAAGAAGGCGATAATGATAAACTGTTCGCCGAAACAGACGAATCGAATTTTTTAGCACAGGAGACTGAATAGACTAATGAAAATTTTACAAGTAGGCGATCTTCATTTTGGAGAAAAAGGAAATGACTCTAGATTCAACGAACAAATTCTTGATTTCATCCGATGGAGTATCGAACTGTTCAAAGAACGCAACTTGGATTTGTATGTTCAGTTCGGGGATTATTACCACGACCGAAATAAAGTCGACGTTCGCACGTTAAATTATGGCGTACAAGCCTCTCAGATGCTCTCAGAGGCAATTGGTGGGGATAACGTGTACGTACTATCAGGTAACCACGATTTGTACTTCACAACGCGTCTGGATGTTTCTAGTATTGTTTCGTTAAAATCGTATGTTAACGTCATCGACTCGTTGACTACAATTGAATGCGGAGATAAGAAAATTCTCATGATTCCATGGATAGTCGATGACGTTATGTGGGATGATGTCGTGAAAGGTAGCAAGAACCACGATTACTTGTACGCACATCTTGAACTACGTGGGTTTAAACTTAATGATGGATATGTCATGGAACACGGAGCATCTGGCAAGGAGTTGAAACGATATAAACGAGTTTCGACTGGACACTATCACTCTCCACAAACTAGCGGAAACATCAACTACTTGGGAACCCCGTACCCGATAACTATGTCAGAAGCAAACGAAGCCCACGGGGTTTACATCCACGACACGGACACGGACACGGTTGAGTTTGTTGAGTACACTAAAGTCAAAGTTGTTTCAATCCCATATGATAAGATCGATCAAGTTCACTCGTATGATCCAGCCAATACCACGATTCGAATTGAATATCCAGACGATCTCGAAGACGAAAATATTATTGAAGAACATCGACAATCACTCGAAGACAGGGGGTTTTATGATGTAAAATCAAAATATAAGGGTCGGAAGCTGAAAGAGTTGTTAGAAAACAGCTCCGATGTGGAAGAAATTGAAAACATTGACGAATTTGTCGTTAAATCACTAAAAACTATGTCTGATGTTGACCGAATTGACAATGAACTGCTTGCTGAAATATATCAAAAAGCGATTGTGTTAGAGAAAAGTGGCGTTGAGGAAGGAGAACATGAATGAGTAAAATCGTATATGAGAGCGTAGAAGTATCAAATTTTCTTTCGTTTGGTCAGAAACCGTCTAAGCTCCAATTAGACAAAAAACAAGTCAGGCTAATTCTTGGTGAAAATCATGACGTTGGTGATGATGGTGAGAGTCGAAACGGTGCGGGCAAAACCACTATTCTCAACGCAATCGTGTTTGCTATTTATGGCAAAGGACTGTCAGATAAGTTGAAAAATGACGAGTATGTTAATTTCTTCAACGCAAAACGATGTATGGTTACGCTGACGTTTAGTAAAGGGGATACCCGTTACACTATTCGACGCGGACGTAAACCGGCAATACTTGAATTTGAAGTGGATGGTGGCGAGAGTCTGACGTTGGACAGTATGAGCAACACTGACAAGCTGATCACAAAAACGATAGGCCGGACATATGACGTGTTTATGGTTGACCATTTTCTTTCACCGAAGAAAGAGTCTTTTTTGGCGAAATCCGGCCCTGATCAACGCAAGATCATCGAAGAGATTTTGTCTTTGGATACCCTCACGACAAGAGCAAAAACGATTAAAGGGATTCGAGAAGAGCTTGAGATTGATCTTAAGGTTCATCGTCGTGATGTTGAAAATGCCTCGCACATAAACGTTCGAGCAACTGAAAACGTTGAGCGTATCAATCGTAAACTCACTCAGTTTGAGGCTACCAGAAAGTCAGACATCAAGACGTTAGAAGACGATCTTCTTCTAATGCAGGCGATTAATTTCGACCGGGCTGATGAAATTTACACCGAAATTGACGCACTTACCTCGAAGATCAACAAGACAAAAGAAATTCGGGCTGCGATTGCAAACAAAATCAATGATATCAACGAAGATAAACATACATTAACATCCAAGTTGACTGGACTGAATTTGGATATACGAGGGTATAGAGACGCCATCACCGGGCAGTTGAAGTTCAACGCGAAACAAGACGAAGACAAAAAAGAATATCGTCGGGTGTTAGATTTATATCCTCCTCTTGTCGAGTTAGATTTAGCTGAAAAAAATATCAATCAACGAGACCAATACTCTCGGGATATCGCAGACTATACTAAAGACATTAAGTATATTGACCGTGATGTTGCAACAACACAAACAAAACTTTCGTCGATTAAAGAGACATTAGAATCACTTGAGGCTGGTATCTGTCATGAGTGTAAGCAGAGCCATTATGACGCAGATAAGGTTACTGAGTTGACGAGTGTACTGGAGAAAACCCAGTCTCAACTAGACGCGTTACTACAGGATAAGAAGAATAAAACGGATGCGTTTGACGAGGCTCAGTCTCGATATAGTGAACTTCTCGAAGAAACAGACGGCGTAACATTGGCTGAAATTTCTGATGCCAAGAGACAAATCAAAAACGCGGAAGACAACCTTAACCGAGAAGAAACAAACCCGTTTACAAAAACAATTAATGATTTCGAAAGTAAAAATAATGTTGACAAAATTGACACTAACATTGCGGATGTTAGTGAGCAAATCAATGTTATCGATCAAGAAATCGATACCTACCGAGAAGAAGCGCGTACTTTTGATGCTGACATTGAGGCGATTCAGCGCAATGTTGTGAAATTGAAACAAGAATTGGAGAATGATTTTGCTGGGATGACACGAACTGAGTTGACAAAAATACCAGACGAAGTTGACTCGTGCAAAAAGTCCATTGTTAATGCACACGAAAGGGTGAACCCCTATACAGACGAGTTGGCTGAGGCAAAGAATGGTTTTGTTGATATTAATGAGTTGACTGATAAGTTTGCTGGGATTGAAAAAGAAATCAATCATTGTGGGTATATGATTAAGATGCTTACCGATTCCAAATCATTCATCCGAACCCGAATGGTTGATCAGTACATTCCATATTTGAACAAGAAAATCAACGAGTACATTCAGGAACTCGGGATGGTTCATATTATCAAAATCACGCCTGAACTAGGGGTTGAGGTTGATTATATGGGCAAAGAAAATGTATCGTATCATTCGTTGTCTGAGGGGGAGAGACTGCGAGTAGATGTATCAACCGCCATGGCATTTCGTGACCTTATGCGAATGATGGGCTTGAGTACAAACCTGCTCATGATCGATGAACTTTTTGATTCCGGGTCGGATGCATCGTTCATAAATAGAGCATACAAGTTCATTTGCGGAAAGTCTGATGACATTCTGATGATTTCCCATCGAGAAGCTTTTCTTGATAAAGTTGATGCCAAAATTTTGGTTGAAAAACGCCGGGGGTTCTCTGAAGTCAAGGAGTCTGCCACCGGGGGATAAGAATGTCAATAATGGGTCTCGATCAATCGTATACGGGTACTGGAATAGTAGTTATACAAGACGGCGAAATAACTTGTCGTCTTGTTACTACAGACGTCAATAGCGAAAACCCATTTGATAAATTCGAAAGAGCACGAATAATCGCAAACGATATTGTCGCCAGTGCTGCATACCATGATGTTAAGAAAATTGTGATAGAAGGACTTGCGTTTGCTGGTACCGGAAACGCAACACGAGACTTAGGGGGGCTGCAATACATCATCATTGACTCACTCATCCATGCGGGTTATTCTCGCGCAGACATTTGTATTCTCCCTCCTAACACATTGAAGAAGTATGCAACTGGTAATGGAAAAGCAAAAAAAATTGACATGTATGAAAGTCTCCCTGATAATGCTAAGCCGATGATATCACAGTACCTGAAAACGAAAGGACGATATGATATCACGGATGCTTATTTTCTTGCGAAGTATGGAGAGGAACATTTAAACAATGACACAACTGGAAATAGCACTTGAGTACGCAAGAAACGGGGTAAACATATTCCCAGTCAACGAAAAAAAGATGCCATATTTCAAAAAGTCTTTTCGACTAGCCACCACATCAGAGACGCAAATCCGCGAGTGGTGGACAACCAACGAGAACGCACTAATAGCATCACCAAATGATCAATTCATAATCATTGACGGCGATTACAATCAAAACGACCCAATCAGTTCATTCTTTGCGGAGAACATCATTAAGATGTTTTTTGCTCGAACAACAAAAAACATTGAAAATTTGTTATCGGTAACCACACAATCTGGTGGTCGTCATTACTACTTCAACCAGAATGAAAAAATGCGAAGGCAGATTAGACCATTGGCGTTTGTTGATCTGTTGGCAGATGGGGGATACAGTATACTCCCCGACGAAAAGAACTACATATCAGATGACGATGATGGGAAACCATGGGAAAAAATGTGGAATCTCCCTGATTTTGATGTGGAGACTTTCAATCTGTTGGTTAATGAACTCAGTGTTATAACAGCTGTCGCCAATGAGATTGAAAGGCGAACTTCACGAACAAAACACACCAACGTTCTGACAGAAGAAACTGTTGATTTATCTACCGGCGAAATTTTGCATCCTGCTGCAACCCAAACGATGTATGCTCATACCACCAACGAATTTGAAAAGGCTGATCACGATGAAAGCTTACTTGTTGATGGTAAACTGCATTGCGACAAAGGAAGCCTTTCGTCATCGTCGATAAATAGAATTTTCCATAACAGAGAAATACAACTGAAACTTGCTGAGTTTCTCCAGATTGGTATACCACTGGCAGACGGAAGGTCGAAACGGTTTCACTCGGTTATTCCAAGTCATGATGATGAAAGTCCATCAATGGCAACGAGATGGTCACAAGATGGCTCTCACCTGCTCGTCAGAGACTTTTCTAATCACTTTGCGAGTACACACCAGAACATCGATTATAATGTGGTTAGGCTGTATCTGGTGATGAAAACGAATGGCGATGTTCCGCGAGTAAAAAAAGGCGTGTTTACTATGTGGTTTCTGCGAATGCTTTATGATGCAGAGATTCTTAGTTTGGACAATGTAATGAAAAAGTACTTATCCTCTGATCGCTTAACGAAAGCACATCAGAAGGTTGCAAACGGGATTTTGATTTTGGATGCGATAAAGAATTTGTACGACGGCTACGATGGCAAGACTATTTTTTCGTCGAATTTCGGAAGTACATGGTGTGGCGTGAGTACCCCCACTGTGTCTATAGCAAAAACAACTTTGTACGAAAAAGGGTATATCGATTTCCATGGTAAAATTGATTGTACAGGCGGAAAGATAGTGAAAGGATTTTATAAAACTGAAAATATTTCTATAATTGGAGAAGATAATGAGTGATATCAAGACAGAAGAATCCGAGATTTGGACATGGGTCACCATTCCAGTCAGCATTGACTCATACGATAAATTGTCTCGATTCTGCATTGATGCTGGAATTAGTGGCATACCAAGACGACAAAATATGTGCATTGAAATCTTTGCTCGTCAGGGAGTACATCCGAAATATGTATCTGCGACACAAATTACGTTTTACATGGATGAGCTTGAATTATATTTGGCTGAAGGCGGAGACGGTAATGCGATTCTGATGTTAAGTGGGGTTTGTCCTCCCTTGGAAAAAATGAGTTATGACGAAATCGCAGAAATCCCAGACGAAGAAAATGGATCAGATGAGCCATTGATGGCGGTTATTTTGTCTAATAATATGGATAGAATTGAGACGTTTGATATCGAAAATAACCAAACTCTGCTTAGGAATTATGTTGACAACAAGATTTCGTTTGCAGAAATCAATACACGATATGTGACTGCCGACAACTTAATAGAAGACTATCTCAATGGGCGTGATCCAGCCATTTAACGTTTTTTGTTTCTGGAAGCATCTTTGAACATCATGTAATGTGACTCCCACTGACTTTTGGCCTTGACCGCATCCGGCCATTCCACAAGTGGGAGTGTTTCCCTTACGTTTATCCCAACTACTTTGTATCGACGAACAATGTATTTACTGTCTGGTACTGCTTTTTTGATTGCATGGTAATCAACAATGATGGGTTGATTCGACCGAATTCTTGCTGCGTTACTATCTAACACATACTTCAATATCGCTTGTCGCATTCGTTGAGGGCAATAGTTGAGGTTGTACGCTAGTATGGTGGAATACGCGGATTCATACACCATCGTCAGAATTTTTGGTCGAGCATCATGTTCCATACCAGCATAGATGATATCAGATACCCCACCAATAACCAGATTTTGAACTTTCTTTCGTGCGTACTCTGGGGTTGCATAAATATTGGGCGTAAGAAGTCCCATGCCAACATCACGCTGGTTGTACCCACTATACATATCTAAATAGTCTTTACCAATCGTTCGTGTTATTTGTGGCATGTTTTAACCTCCGCTTTATTTATACGTATAAATAAAGCTATATGCAGCACATAAGGTTTTGACAATATGACACACCTTCTCGAAAATAAGTGGAACCCGGTAACCCTTGGGAATCGAGGCAACGGCTATAGCATTTCAAACTACGCTGTCTCTACTACTTGGTATAACAAAGTCATAGATAATACCGGTAACCGGAGAGCAAGGCTGAAGAACTATGACGAAGCTGATCAAATGTCGGTTGAAATCGCAAGAGCACTCGATATGATTGCAGAAGACGTTTCTTCTTCAAACGCAGATGACGAAGAGTTGTTCAATATTGAGTTTCCCGATGACTACAAAATCAACAAAACTACACTAAAGCTCATTAAACTTGCAAAAGATTTATGGCAAAAACGCACAAAAATGGAAGCCAAGTTGTTCCATCGTACACGAAAAGCACTGAAATATGGAGCGGTGTTCTTTCGAGAACAACCTGACGGCACCCTAAAAGAACTTCCAACTGAACGTATGGTTGGGTATATTATTAGTGAAGATGACGAGGACTTGATAACCCATTATATATATGATCCGTCCATTCCGAGGCTCGATAAACATGGACGAAATTATCAACATCGTCGAAATCCAGCATTCACCCAATCGTCGAATAGTGTTGAAGAGGTTATTCCTGTTGATGAATTGGTGATCATGAAGATCGGCGAAGGGCCATTCGGTCAATCGCTTGTCGAAACGGTGTACTCCGTGTGGAAGCAAATGGCTCTCCTTGAGTCAGCTGTTGTGATATACAGGGTTGTACGTGCACCAGAGCGTCGAGTTTATTATATTGACGTAGGTAACCTACAAGGGCCAAAGAGAGAGGCTTCCATTGAACGTCAACGCATTCGATTGATGCAGAAGAACGCAAACAAGTCTGGTAGCGTCGATGCCGAATATGATCCACATTCCACCTCAGAAGACATTTTCATTCCAACAAACTCAACGGGTAAAGGTTCTCGGGTGGAGACACTTCCCGGTGGCGCTGGTCTCGGTGAAATGGGTGATGTTGAGTGGTTCGCAAAAAAAATGGCGGCTGGTCTGCGAATTCCGAACTCAATGATTGATACTTATGGTGATCAACAAAATCAGTTTAATGACATGCGAGTGGGACAGGTATATCAAATCGAAGTTCGTTATATGGGCTTCTGTGCGAGAATCAAGCGTGATATTGAACCTGATTTAGAATCCAATTTCAGAAAGTTTTGTACTACACGAGAGATAGTCATACCAGTCGAGATGAACTTGGTGATCAACGAATCAAATTCGTTTGGACTGTACAAAGAAATGGAACTGAATCAACAGATGTTGAATATATTTTCCAGTACATTGTCTATGCCACAACTGTCTAAACGGTATGCATTGCAGAAGTATCTTAACATGGATCAAGATCAACTTGCTGATAATGAGATTGAGAAACTATATGAAATGGGTCTCCTAGATGCTGATATTAAGAAAATGAGCGAAACGGAAATTCGCAATATTGTTTATGGCGATGCGTCTTTAGGAGAAAAGTATGGCGTTGCCGCAAAAGATGCCTCAACTGGTTTTTAAACTAAGGAAACAAATATGAAGAAGATTATTATAGGTATCATCGGATGTTTAATGGCGGTTGCCGCTTTTTATTCTAGTGCTCAGACCGACCCACTAACAGAAGTTGATGCAATCACCAATGAGTGGTTTTATAACGGAACTTCTCCGGACGTAATCGTGGACGTCCCAAGCTTCAATGTACCCGCTACGGGTGTTATCGATTATATCGACTCGGTTATTCCACTTGAATTCGGCGAAGACAAATGGATTCAAGCAGTTCAGTTTATCCCCGGCGATAAACGTGTTCTCCACCATTTACTTTCGTATGTAGTTGCGGACACACCAGATGCGGGTGAGGGTATGTTGGATGAAACCGTTAATGATCCGCGCCGTGAGTTTTTGGAGGGGTATGCTCCGGGTAAGGAGTATGCAACCGAGTTTCCAGATAATACCGGCATTTATGTTCCAAACGGTTCAGCGTTGCGAATGAGTATCCACTATACCTCATTTGGTCAAGAAACGACTGACAGTACACGCGTTGGTTTATGGTTCGCAGATGAACAGACTCCACCCAAATATGAATATCATACGTACTCCGTATCGACGCCAATGAGTCAAATTTCAATACCGGCTGGTGCAATGGAGTATGAATCCGCTGCAACGCATGTGTTTGACGAAGCTATTATGCTATACGGCTTTCGTGCTCATATGCATTATCGAGGGAAATCAATGGCAGCTCGGGTGATATATCCTGATGGCACTCAAGAACAGATTATCAATGTTCCGGATTATAATTTTGCATGGCAACCAACGTATCGAGCGGACGAACCCATGTTGATCCCAGCTGGTTCTCGGGTAATCGTAGAGGGGTTGTTTGATAACTCCGAATATAATCTGGGTAATCCAGACCCAACGGTAATGTCAACCGGAGGACTACAAAGTTGGGACGAGATGTTCATTGGATATTTCTCTTATCACAATTTAAATTGATTTACCGTTTGGGATAAATAAACGTATCTTGATATCAAAATAATGGATTGTATTATGAATAAAACTGAAATTGATGTGCTTGTTCGAAAAGAGTTCGCGGAACGGTTAGCACCCGGAGCCACCAACACCCTCGATGAAGATGCGTTGAATGAGTCTGCAATGGGCGACTTCACTAAAACTGTAGTTCGATTCTTGGGTCTTCCCATTGCGATGACTGCTACTATTGCGAGTGCTATGACTGGCTCTGCTAAGGTCGCGGTTATGGTTGGTGCTGGAAGTTTGCTCGCAACTGAAATTTTAGCAACATTAGCAAAGGCTGGGGTTGAAAAACGACAACTGTCAAAACTTCACTCAGCTCTCAAAGATTCGACTGATAAGAGAGATGATATCCTTAAGAAAATTATATCCGCACCGGAAGCATCCAGAGATGAACTATTATCCAGAAACTCTCGTGCACTCAAAATGTTGACTCAAAAACAACAACAAGCTGCTGCTGCCTTTAATGCGTTTTTGATTGACCCAACTAACAAATCCGTCTTGGCAAACGTCAATCCCCGTACTATGGGTCGATTTGAAGTGATGTTGGATGCTGCCGAAGAAGGTCGCTTAACGAGCATTGAAAAAGAATTGGCTAAGCTGGAATCTGGGATGGTTGCGAACATCAAATAATAAAACTGGGATAATATTATCCCAGTCGGTCAACGCCGGAACTTGATATTGCAATAAATAAAATAAAAAGCGAAGTTATTGATATGATTCTTATTGAAGAAAATTTTGACATAAGTTCTGAGATTTTGGAAGAAGCTGGTGTTGATGGCACCAAGAAAAAGAAGCTCTATATGAAGGGCGTCTTGATGGAAGCTGTCGCGAAAAATCGAAATGGACGAACATATGATGTCGCGGAAATGACCCGCGAAGTAGGTATGTTGAATGAACAAGCAAAACTAGGGTCTGTCCTTGGTGAACTTGATCATCCACATACACTTGATATATCACTAAAAAATGTCTCACATAAGATCGTAGAACTCTATATGGATGGTAACAAAGCAATCGGTAAAGTAGAGGTTCTTGAGAATCATCCAATGGGACAGATTCTGCGTGGACTGATTCTGGATAACGTGCGAGTAGGGATGTCTAGTCGCGCAGCTGGTGAACTTAATAAAACCACTGGTGCGGTGAAAAACTTTAAATTGAAAACAATTGATGCAGTGGCAACCCCGTCATGTCGATTGGCGTATCCAGAAACAATTGAAGAACAACTTCAGATGGGGAAAAACGGTTCAATTATAACCGATTTGGCTGAAGCTGCTGTTCATGACTCATTAGCTCAGAAATACCTTCAGATTGAATTGCGAAAGTTTATTTCGCGATTATCTAAATAAATCATAAATAAAACAAATACTCATTGCAGGAGACGAAAATGTCAAAAGAAATTAAATCGCTGATGGATAGCGAATTGCTGAATGAAGAGACCAAAGTTGTCCTTCAGGAAGCATTCGATGCATCTATCGCAGCTCAAACTATTACTCTGGAAGAAGAGTATACCCAAAAGCTTGAAGAAGCCACTCAGACATTGCGCGAAGCGACTGCACAAGCAATCGATGAAGCGATTGAAGAAATTACAAACGAAATCCAAGCGGAACTGGTTGAATCTCGTACTCAAGAAGTTCGATACGAGTCGGAACTGGAAACTTTCAAGGAAGAGTATGCAGAAAATCAGCGTACCGAAGCGGCGGCTCTCATTAGCGAAACGGTTGATGAAATCGTTTCCGAGATGAAAGACGAGATTGAAGTTGCTCGAAAGTATGCCTTTGTTCAGAAGCTGATCGAATCTTTCGGCGAAGGTTATGCCGTTTTGTTTGGCGGAGCCGATGTGGATACACTGAAAGAACTGGCTGAAGCAAAAGCAGAATTGGAAAGCTTGCATAAGGCTGCGAAAATCGAAGAATTGACTGAGTCGCTGACTGGTAAGAAGAAAACTGTTGCGATGAATATCCTTGAAGATACGCCTTTTGATCGACTTGATGAAAAATTTGAACGCGTTCTACCTCTGTTGACCGAAGCTAATCTTGGTATCGTTGATGAAGACGATAAACAGTTGAACGAAAACAAAACGTCAACCCCCGTAGTTGTTATTGAAGAGACTGAAACAGACAAAGACGTAGACATCCGTATGAAGCGTATTTACGAAAAACTGAATAAGTCTACCCAGTTTGCAAAGAAAACCGTAAGTTAAGTTTGAAACAAAATAAATCATTTGAATAAATAAAAATAAGAATAAAATTCAGGAGTTAGAAAATGACACAAGAATACAAAAACTGGGGCGAGTATCGAGATGGCCTTTTGGAAGGTCTCGATGACAAGCAAACCCGAATGATGACCCGACTGATGGAAACTGCTCACAGCGAAAATATGGCTGTGGTTGGTAAAGCTGATGAAAACAACGAAGTCCTTGTTGAATCAACTGCTCCCGGTTCAACGGTAACCTCCAACATTTCTCGCTATGACATGCTGTTTATGCCATTGGTTCGACGTGTGATGCCAGCTCTGTTGGCAATGGAACTGGTTGGTGTTCAGCCGATTAACAGCCCACGCGGTATTGCGCGAACACTTCGTGCACGTTACAGCCAAGATACATTGCCTACTGCCGGTTCTGTTGATCCCAATACGATTGATGCTGGCACTGAAGCATCTGGTATGGCTGTGTTTGACAAGTACTCTAAACTGGCACTGGGCGGCGCATACGACGAAGTTGATATGCTTGACCCCTTCCAGCAGACTGTATACTTGGAAGGCAACCGTGGTAAGCCGATGGACTTGGAAGTTGTGACTCAAGCCACAACCACCATGAGCCGAAAGTTGAGTGCTTCTTACTCACTTGAGTCTGCTGACGATCTGCAAGCAATGGACGGTTTGGACATTGAAACTGAAGTTAACCAGACTCTGGGCGACCAGCTGCTGCGCGAACTTGACCGCGAACTGATTTTCACTATGAATGATCTGGCTGGTACGATTGAAAGTCAGGATTTCGCAAATATTGATGGTCGATATGCTGGCGAAAAACTGGCGGCGCTGTCGATCCATGCTGACAACCTGTCTGCACAGATTGCGATGAAGACCAAACGAGCCGGTGCTACGTGGATGGTTGTTTCTCAGCGTGTGTTTACTGCACTGAAGAATGCATCAAATGGTTCTTTTGTTCCGGCTGGCACTGGTGATCTGCGAATTTCTACCAGCCTGTTTGTTGGTACTTTCGGCGGTCTGATCAAGGTCTATGTTGATCCTTATGCCGAAACTGACACCATTCTGATGGGTCTGAAAGGTAGTGAAGTTGATACTGGTCTGGTTTACATGCCTTACATCCCACTGGCGTCTTCTGGTGTTGTTCGTAACCCAGAAACTGGTGATCACCGTATCATGTTGCGCACTCGATATGCGCTGCACAGCTTCACCGATACTGCTACGTCGCTGGGTGATAGCCCTGACTTCTACGCACGATCTACCATTGCAAACCTTGAACTGGGTTTCCAAAATGATCCACCCGCTGTTTAAGCGGTTCGATTAAAACAAAAAACCCCTCCACGTGAGGGGTTTTTTGTTTGTGGAAGTATGATATGATATAAATAATCGAATCAAAAGGGGGGGATTATTGGTGATCAAATTTTTAGCTACATCCGCATTTAAACAACTCGAAGCAGAAAGAAACTCATTGTGTGTTGAAAATAAAGAACTCATTGATATTGTATACGAACAAGAGCAACGGTTATCTGACACACAAACTCAGGCTGAGTCTTCACATGATCAGTTGAGTAGACTAACCGCCAAATGTGAACTGGTGAAGGCATCCCATACTAAGCTACTTGAGGATCACAATGCTTTACAAGTGGCCTACGATAAACTAAAATTAGAAGCCCTTTCTCCAATCGCAGACGAAACCCATGTCGTGATTTCTATTAAAGATGACTTGACAACTATTTCTCCGACCATTCGATATGACCCTGTTATTGTGCCAAAACTTATTGAGCTTGGGTATATAAACGATGCAGCGGTAGAGAAAAATGATGCGTTTGCAATACAGATCGCACTGATTTCCATTGTTCACGAAGGGCTTGGTCAAATCATGGAATCATTCACGGAGTAACAATATGAGAAACAAAACTACAGTAAACATGTTAATCGATGCGAACAATTTCGGTTTTATCACTCGTCATAGTAAATTACAAACTGCTGCATCCGAGAGACAAAAAGACCCAATGGCAGTGCAAGTCATTCTTTTTCATATGATTGAAGGCGCATTTAATATAGCTAAACTATTAGGCGCAACCACTATTATTGTGGTCGAAGACTCGCCCAACAACTGGCGTCGACAAAAGTTTGAAGGATACAAAGCCAATTCAAAGTCTTCTGAGGATATATACTTCGATGAGGTTATTAAGGCGATTGGACTATTTTCGACGTTCATCAGAGAGCAAACAAACGGCATTGTCTTGAAAGTCGATGATTGTGAAGGCGATGATGTTATCAGTGTCTGGTGCGCCAACTCATCTGGTGTTAAAAATATCATACTGTCTTCTGACACAGACTATACCCAGTTGTACTCAGAAGAGACGTCAATTTATTCTCCAACACAAAAAGTGTTTCGTACCTCTGAAAACGTTGATTATGATTTGTTTGTTCGTTGTATACGTGGCGGAAAAGACAATGTCACCAGTGCATACCCTCGTGTACGAGAGACAGTACTGAAAGCGGCATGGGAAGACCCTATCAAGATGACATATCTCATGGAAACAAATCTCAACAAATCAACAGAAGAAGACGCGATTCCAGACTATGTAAAAGATCGTTATGCCTTCAATAAATCGATGATTGATCGACACGCCATGCCTAATCATCTTCAACAATATACGTTGGGGCATATCAAACAGCAACTAAGTAACGCCACTATTCAACCCAGAAGCGACCTTAGTGCGTTGAAATTTCTAGGAAAATTGAATATTAAGAACCAAGATAATATGTTTAACCATAAAGAACATTTACTTCGAGGTGTACCCGTGTTAAACGGGGGTTGAATTTTTATAAATAAAATTAAAACAAAAAGTAAGACAGGAGCTACAAAATGAGTAACCTTGATGAAACCAAAGCTACAATCAAGACATTAGTTCGCGACAAATTCGCACAAGTAATGAATCCCCTTGTCGAAGAATCCAAAAAAGGCTTTGTGAAAGACAAAGAAGAAAAAGAAGACGAAACGTCGGATGAAGTCGATGATAAGAAAAAAGTCGATGAAGATGAAGATGAAAAAGTCGATGATAAGAAAAAAGTCGATGAAGATGAAGATGAAGATGAAGATGAAGACGACGATGAAGAAGTCGATAGCGATGGCTCTAGAAAAACGGTGGAAGAATCATTGCTCGTAAATGTTCATGATCCGAAAACAAAGAAACAAACCACGTTTAAAGTTAAAAACATGCGAGAAGTGACAGCTCTTGCAAAACAAGGGAAGTATGACTATTTTATTGTCACGCGAAGTAATGG